TTGTTGGCTCGGTCACGCTCTTGGCCCCGCAGGTCGAGGGGGTCGTAGTTGCTCACGGCGGGACTGTATCCCTGTGGCTAATGCTTACGGGTACTGTTAGACCTCAACACCAGACGGCGAGCCGTACCCCGAGAACATGTTCATCACGTCAGTGAGCGCGTTCTGGTTGTTAGTCGGTGACTGGGCCATGTTCTTGACGCTCTGCGAAGTCTGCTGCATTGCGGCAGCCTGTTCCTTCGCGGCCATCGCCTGATTGCGGGCATCGCGCAGGACCGCGACTTCCTTGTCGGCGATGATGAGCGACGGGTCCACGCCGAGCATGTCGGCGTATACGTCGGCCCACTGGTCCTGGTCGAACTTGTCCAGGATGTCCGGCTTCATGCGGGCGATGGCACCGAGGTTGCCGACGAAACGGTCCACGGCGTTGGTGCCGATGGCACGCTGCGCCTGCGCAAGCATGGACACGAACTCGACGTTCAGGTCCATTCCCTGCAATTCCTGCGGTGCGGGCGGCAGTGCGCCGGCAGCAACCATGCGCGTGAACGTGATGTCCACGAGCGGGGACAGCAGCTCGTTGTGCAGTCGCTCGAGGACAGGCCCGAGCATGAGGAGCTTCTCCTCGTGGCGCTCGGCGACCTCGGTGGCCGTCATGCGGGTGTTCGGGGTGTTGGCGAGCATCAGGAACAGGTCCGCGTAGAACGAACCACGCACGCGCTCGCGGCAGTCCATGATGTCATTCAGCAGATACTGAAGGTTCAGGTTCACCTCGAACGCGGTCTTGATCCCGTTGGACTGGCCGTCGTAGTACGACACGCCGCCTGGGAGCGTTTCCACGTCGCGGTTCTTCATCGACGCCGGCACTTGGAGAGGCGGCTTCGTCTGGTAGTCGATCGCCTGCGCCTTGCGGAGTTGTTCGTGCTGGAGCTGCTTGATGTCTCCGAGCGCCTCCATGCCAGGGCTGTTGCCGTAGATGTCGCCACCGATCACGGACCAACGCGGGCAGAGCGCCGGGAAATACTGGAACCCGCTCTCGCGCAGGAACACGCCGTTCTCGCCGCCAACCTCAAAGTAATACGAACCCCACGGCATGTTCTTGGCGTCGCGCTTGCCCATGTCTCGGTCTGCACGCGGTTCGATGCAGTGGATCACGGGCACCCACTGGTCGAGGCTCCCGGTGCGGTACATGTTCTGCACCGAGACGCTGCACTTCTCGAGGCCAAACTCCTTCACGAACTGCGAGACGGTCATCTCGAACTCTCGGTACAACGTGCAGACGCGGCCCTTCGCGTCGGTCGAAATGCAGTATTCGCCGCAGGTCAGCGGGTAGTGGTGGATGACCGTTTGGTAGTCGGGAAGCAGAATGGTGGCTGCGGTGCCGAACGTGCCGAGTTCCTCGTACATCTGATGCAGAGCGTTGTAGGTGTTCGACTTTTGGAACACGCGCTGCATGCGCTTCGTCACGTCATCGAGCCACAGCTTGACAGGCTCGTAGGAGTTGAGTTCCGGGTCCGGCGTGGCAAGTCGGAACCACTGGCGTGCCGGCGACGTTGCGCCCGACATCATGCCTGCACCGAGGATGCGCAGTGCGCGGGTGCCCGTGGAGTCGTAGATGTTGTTGTGACGGCGGTATCCGCGGTCACGATCCTGGCGGAAGTAGCGTCCGTTGCGCGGCAGAATGTAGGACGTGAGTTCCTGCCAGTGCGCGAACCACGACGCACGCTCGCTCTTGAGCTGACCCCACCGGGTGAACAGTCGATCCCGCGTGGGAGCGCCAGGATACGACGAGTTGTCTCCGGTGTACTCGCTCATTTAGCCCCCGAGGAGCGACGTGCGCCCCAGCTGAAGTTCCTGCGTGTTGACGCCCATCGGCCCGGTGAGCATGGTGCTCGAGGGACCGCCACCCATCTCGGCGGCGGCGCGGCCCATGATGTCGGCGACGTTGGGTTCGGCGCGGTTGGCGGCAGCCATCGACTGCTGACTGCGGCGCTGCTGGGTGCGCGCTGCGGCTGCGGCGGCATCCTGCGCCTTCTTCTGCTGGTTCATTGCCTGCTGCTGCATGGACGCGCCACGCTCGCCTGCAGTGATTGCGTACCCGGTTCCAGCGGCGGCTGCGCCTGCTGCAATACCCGCGAGGATGGACGAAATGGCTGCCATATCAAATCTCCTTGACGTGTGATCGTTCGGTGTTGACGTAACCCATGCGTGCAAGCATCCGTGCGATGGGCGTTTCGCCGTCCACCACAAGCTCGCTCATGCAGAGGAACTTCGCGCCTGCATCCTTCGCCCAGGTCTCGAGCGTCGCCATCAGGCGGAACGGAATGCGCGTCATGCGATGCGCCGGGTCCACCCACCACGCCAGCTCGATGGCGCACGGAATGCTCGGCGCAAACCACATCGGCGCGATTGCGCCTGCAATGGCACCGACAATCTTGCCATCGACCTCGGCGACAAACATGCCACCGGACCGGATGATGGCTGAAATGCCCGTGCGAATGTCATCATCAGACGGCGAGATCATCGTGCCGTACGCGCTGTAGCCGATGAAATCGCGGGCCATTGCGGTCAATTGGTCGATGTCCTGCTCGTTCGCTTGCCTGACCATGACTGTAGACCTCCGTCTAACGGTTACGGGTACTCACCTGTTCATACGGGTCGTAGTCGGTCGGCCGCGTGTCGATGCGCTCGCGCACCTCGCGTGGCAGCATCTTCGATACCGGGTACGCGAACGTCAGGCACAGCGCGTCGGCCATGTCGGGGCTTCCGCCGCCCTGGAGACGCTTCTTGATTTCGTCCTTTGACTCGAGCACGCGCTTGCCGGCAGCGTCGTACCAGTAGATCGGCGTGCTGATTTCCTGCTTGAGCGTGATGTCGTTTGGGATCGAGCCGCCCGCCTGTATCCATTCGCGTATGGCCCACCACATCTCGGTGCGCTTGTTGATGAACAGGTTGGCGTAGGTGGCCTTGCCGCCGAACGGCACCTCTGTCACGTCGTATCCGAGCTGCCGCAGGCGGTCGATCACGCCCGCGCCGGCCCCGGCGTCGATGAACACCGCGTCCGGATCGCGGTCCTCGATGACATTGGCAACGGCTGCCGCCAGCGCCATGTTGTCGATGCCGTGGTGAACGATGGGCTTCTCCATGCGTAGCCCCTGGCGCAGGACAATCACGCTGCGGTCGTCGCCGAATCGGGCCGGGTCAACGCCGACGATGAGCGGCTGGTCGATGATGTCGCCGTCCTGGTACTCGCGCTGCGATGCGTTCTCGGCGTCTGCGAGGCTGATGAGCTGGTCGTCGCCGGCTGCGCTGAAGTCGCACAGGTACTCGCGTGCGAACGCCGCCTCGGGCATGTCGCGCTCCAGGCGCTTCACTTCGTCGGGCGCAAGCGCGTCGGTGTCGTATACCGTGTACTTCGCCGCATACCAGTCCTCGAGGGAACCGCCTGCTGCGCGGTAGTACAGCTCGCTGAACATGTTGATTCCGGCGGGCGTGCCGATGAACAGCGCCCATCCCTGTCGGTCGGAGAGCGCCGGCTGGATGATGGCCTCCCATACCTCGGGCTTGATCTGCGCGACCTCGTCGATGACGCAGCCATCCAGGCGCACGCCACGCAGGGCGTCGGGGTTGTCGCCACCGAACAAGCGGATCGTGGCATTGTTGTGCTTGAACGTGACGGCAAGGTCGGCCTCGTTCACGTCCACGGTCCCGGTGCGGATGAACGGGTCAATCCTCTGCTTCAATCGCGCCCAGGCGATGGCCTTGGCCTGCTTCAGGAATGGCGCGACGTATACGAAGAACCCGAGATCCGACGTGCACTTGACTGCCCGGTGGAGCAGCTCCATGAGGGCGAGTTCGGTCTTGCCGGCGCGTCGGTGCAGGGCGAGGACGGTGAACCGCCGGCGCTCGAGGTGGCACCGCCGCTGCCAATCCCGTGGCTCGTAGCCGAGGCGGATGGTCTTACGCATCGGGGACGCCCGTGATGACGTTCAGGCTGATGCCACCGCCATGCTCGAGCTGTTGCCTGTCGCCGTACTTCTTGGGGTTCCACTTGGCAAGGAGCTTCAGGCGCGTCTCGACCTGGAGCCTACGCCACGCCACCTCGGTCTGGTCAAGGGGCTGCGTATCGGCAAGAGTCACGCACTGGTCGGCGATCACGTCGTGGCCGTCCTCGCGTGCGCGTGCGATGCGTGCCACAAAGTCTTCATCTTTGTCCATCCAGTGGTACACGGTGCGCCATTCCGGGTTCCCTGGCTGCCTGCACCATTCGCGCAGGGGCTTGCCGTTTGACAGCCACGCGACGAGGGCGTCGGCGTGGTGTTCCGGCACGGCCTCAGGCGGCCGGCCCATCTTTCGCTTGACGAGGGCGTTTCCAGTCGGCTGGGAGACAGGCGCGACGCTGGTATCGGCAGATCTTGCTGACAGTGGTCCAGCGGAGTCCGAGGTGTTTGGCGATGCGACGATATCCCCAGCGGTGTTCTTCGTGGAGTTCGCGGATCTCTTGGACGATGGCCTCTGGGATCGTGGCATTGTGGTGTGTTTCCCCCACGCGGCGGCCGTTCTCGCCGTAGGCCGCGAGCTTTCTCACTTGCGCTTCTTGCCCTTTGCTTTCACGTCTGCGCGGTTGAACTTCTTTGCGACTGACATGGGGACTCCCACCTTCTTTGCAAAGCTTTGGGAGTGTGCTGCCGCGGCCATGAGGCGGCGCTGCGCCGGGGACTTGCTTGGCATTACGTGGCTTCCTTGGCGGTAAGGGTGATCCGTAGTCCTGCTGCATCGGCAAGGGTGATAGCGGAATCGAAGGTGGCGGTGCGCTTCCCGATGACGGGCGCGGTGGACAGCAAGCACATCACGGTATGCGCTCGGAGCTTGCCCTGCTGCTCGAGGTCGCGTGCGACCTGGCTGCGGGTTCGGCCCTGTGCGACGACAGCCGTGGTAACGGCTGCCTTGAAATCGTCATACGAACTGATATCCATTTCCCAAAGTATATCAGGGTTTGCACAAAGGTTCGCCGAAATCTTCGGAGGTTGCCGCCCAGATGAGACGCGGTGTGCCTGGGCCGAGTTCGTTGGTTTCGATGTTGTCGGTGACGAACGTGCGAGCTTCGCCGATGGACATTTCGTGCTCGTCGCGCAGGCGTGCAGCGATCATGTCTGCGGAATATACGGCGACAGGTATCCCTGACCGTTCGGTGGACTTGGGGTACATGACCCCGAGGAGGCAATCGTCCATGTTGGCGAGCAGAATGGGGTTTCGTCGCCGTCGCATGTCGGCAGTTTACCGTGTTGTGCTACGTTCTCTGCAAGTTCTTGGGGACGCAGACGGTTGATGGACTGGTGAGCTGTTCTTCTCGTTCCATTTCATCAAGTGAGCAGTCGCAATTCGCGCACACGAAACCACGAAGGTAATCGTTTCTGGTCAGCTGTCCGTTGTCGCAATGTTCACACCACGAGGTAAGTTGTTGATATTTGCGCTTTTCCATGATGGGTGGGAAAGGGGCGGTCGCATCGCCCCGGCTGTTTCAGGCGTAGGCGATGTTGCAAACTTCGTTATGGATGCTCTTGATTGCCTCGGTGTCAGCGTCCTTAGTGTCGTACTTGGCATCTTCCATCGCGGCATCAATTCCGTTGAGCTGTTCCTGCGTGAACTTGCTGCGGTTGTCGCTGATTGCAATTTCAATTTCTCCGGCGAGGTCGCAGGCGAGGCAAAGGTCGCGGGTGGATTCCTCGTTGCCTGTTTCGCGGGTGCGCTTGCCGCAGCACTCGCAGGTGTAGGTGGTGCTGTTGCGGCGGCGGCTGGTGAATCGGTTGTTCATGGTGTTCTCCTCGTTGTGTCGCGCTTCCGCAACGTGCGTTCCTGCGACACGGTGAATCTTATACTTCATCATATAGTTGTCAAGTGGGTGAAGCAGATATTTCTCAGAATTATTTTGCGACCATAGAATCGCCTCTACGGCGCAGGGGGCGGGCGATGCCCTCCTGGCCGTCTAGGCTGGTTAAACGCGGCCTGGCGCCACCTAGGCCGTCTGTGGCGTCACAGGGTTCTTGCGGCAGTATTCGATGGCGACCGCTAGCACGCGGTGCGTGTCGGGGCTGATGCCGAGGCGCTCCTTCGCTGCATCAATCTCCGCAGCAGTTGCGGTCTTCAGCACATCCTTCGCCCAGGCGTCCCAATCGGCGTACTCCGCCGGCGACGGGCCTTGCAAGCAGGTCGCATCGCGACGAGTCTGCACGACTTCACCACGCGCAAGAACATCGGCCTGCGGCACAATCGAGCAGTACGCCTTGTGAATCGCAGCAATGTCCGGCTTCGTGTCGCGCTCGAGACGGTGCTGGCGAATGCATTCGCGCAGCTTGTCCTGGTGCAGCGACCCCCATCGCTCGTTCAAGAGCCGCGACAATTCAGGCTCGAGCATCCACTTCGGCCACAGTTCCCCCATCAGATTCCGATTGTCCATCCATGTGATCGTTTGCATACGCGAGAGTATACAGACAGGCACTCCCGGCTGCTAGCGTGGGGAATGACGTTCAGGAGAGAACGATGCGAGTTTGTCTCGCAAGGGCAGGGATCAATCCGGGCCGATATCAGTTCACATGGTGAGCGCGAGGGAAGCATGACCCCCAAAGGGGGCCACGTTCAACCAGCCCACGCGGAGCCGCGCATCGGTCGAAGCCACGAATTTCACCATTTCGCTGGAGGATTGCCAGCCGCTACCTTCGTGGGGGAGCGCACCTTTCGGTGGCGCAGGGTAGGGTCAAACCCCTGCGACTACATCCATGCTCCCCTACCGCGCCGGGAACGTGTTGCGGCATTGTTGACCCTGAGGCCAGGTACGGTACAATGCAACCGCGCAGGAATTCGACGCCCGCATGATAGCACCTTGGTGCGAACATGCAAGCGCATGAAACGGCGTGGGTTTCGACTCACGCCGATTTCATTTGACAGGGGGATACTTCCCTGTATCATTCGCTCGTCGGGCGTTTGTTTTTGCGATGGTCTGCGAGTGCAGGCCATGCCCGACAATTTAGCCCCCGGAAGCTCGCCGCGTTGATCGCAAGATCCGCGGCGAGTTTATTCATGGACAGCAGCGCGTGCTTTCAGCGTCGCGCCCTGTCCCGGCGGAAGGTTGTTGCTACCCCAATGCTGGCCTGCCGACGGTCGTACCTCGCGGCCTTGTGCGCCGGCGCATGTGGGTGGTTGGCCTCCGACAGCCGCAGACCCACGTCTCCGCGATTGAAGTATATCATTGCGAATATGCCACGCCACGCAAATCTCCCGTTTCACCTGTACGTGCATGTCTGCAACACGGCGCTCGGCCCCAACATGCCCGCTGGCACGACACGTGGGATTTGGCACGCCATCTATGCGAGGCCCGGTCAAATCGTGACGGGACACGTGCTGCTTGAGACAGGCGCAGAATGGGCTGGCGTCCCGCTTCACAAGCTTGCGGCTCGAGCGGAGGCGTTTGAGCGCAAGGCGCTCCCTGGCTTCTGCGAACCGCACGACCTCCAGCCGTGGGGAGCAATGGGCGACCACGCCGAGGTTGTTCACATGGAGTATCTCGAGGGGCTGGCGATGATGGGCGTCAGCCCGGAACGCGGGTTCTGCGGCCGGCACACCGGGATTGTGATCGACTGGGCGGACGGGTTCAGCAGGTATCCCCAGGAGCACAAGCCACTCAACCTCATTGAGCGGTCGGATGGCAGGTTCCTGCTGTTCCCGAACAACTACTGCCGATTCATGGATTTCCACTTCACGTCGCACAAGCGCGACGCCGACCTCGCCAAGTACCGACGCGGCGAGGAAGTGTACTGGCTTGATTGAAACCTTACTGCTCGCGCCTGTAGCCTAAACGCCACAGCAGTCGTGCGATGTCGGTCGCCGTATCTGCTATGGCTTGCTCGTCGAGCTCGGGCCGGATGCAGTGAAGGGCTTCGTGGATAGTGGTATCTAA